ATGGCAACGGTTAAATTCTACCTTGATAAAAGAAGGCAAAAAAAAGATGGTACTTATCCGATAAAGTTGAATGTATTCCACAACAAACAAATAATGATAGCTACGCAGCTAAGTGCATCGGAAAAAGAATGGAATGGGAACGAATATTCTGTGCGTGCACAAAATTACAAGCCGAGAAATATAGTTGCCCGTGGAATAATAAACAAGGCGGAAACAGTAATATTTACTTTAGAGCAACAAGAAAAGTTGAAATCAACTACAGACAAAGCTTTGAAGAAGTTGATAGAGGACGCTATAAGTAGCAAGGTTGAAAATCAAAAGACGTTTCTCTATTATCTTGATGAATTCGTTTCCAAGAAAACCAATCAGGGGACTAAGTCTATATATACAACCACAAGAAACAAGATTGAGGAATACGATAGTCATTGTACTTTTGAGAGCATGGATAAGTCGTGGCTGGAAAACTTTGAAGCGTGGATGGCAAAGACGATGAAGGTTAATGCCTACGCTATTCATTTACGGAACATACGTAGTGTATTCAACTACGCCATTGATGAGGAGTACACAACATTGTATCCATTCAGAAGGTTTTCAATAAAGAAAGAGGAAACCCGAAAACGCAGCCTTACAGCAGAACAACTTAGGTTATTGAGAGATTATCCATGTGAGGAATACCAGATTAGATATAGGGATATGTTCATGCTCATGTTCTATCTCATAGGAGTAAATGCAGCCGATTTGTTTAACGCAAAACATTCTGCATTGGTAAATGGTCGTTTTGAATATAAAAGAGCTAAGACGGGGAAATTATACAGTATTAAAGTAGAACCGGAAGCGCAGGCTATAATTGAGAAATACAAAGGGAAGGATTATCTTCTTAATATAATGGATGACTACGGAAATTACAAGGATTTCCTACATCGTATGGGAATAGGGTTAAAACAGATTGGAGAGACAGAAAGGAAGGGATTGGGAGGGAAAAAGAGTAGAAATCCTTTATTCCCTGATTTGTCTTCATATTGGGCAAGACACACATGGGCCACGGTAGCGGCAGAGCTCGATGTCCCCAAAGAGGTAATCGCCCACGCGCTTGGGCATAGTTGGGCGAACAGCACAACGACTGACATCTATATCCATTTTGACATGCGAAAAGTAGATAAAGCTAATCGGAAAGTTATCGATTATGTAAATGTTTTTAAGAAGTAATAAGGAAGTGGGGAGATAAATATTTTCGATAATTATACCAGTTATTTCGGATAGATAGGTATGATATTCCAAATAATTACATATCTTTGCGAAAGCATGTCAAGTGGCATGCTTCCCATACTGACGAAAAGACATGAAAAAACTTACAATCAAACAAGAGAATTTTTGCAACTACTACATCGAAAGCGGCAATGCTTCCGATGCTTATCGTCGTGCCTATTCGTGCGAGAAGATGAGAGACAAACAAGTGTGGGAAGAATCTTGCAAATTGTTGTCTAACCCAAATGTAGCCCAAAGGGTTAAAGAGTTGCAGGAAGAACAAAAAAACAAATCAGACATAACTAAAGAACGCATTCTACAAGAATTGTCCAGTATAGCTTTCTCATCCATTGCCAGCATGCACAATACATGGATAGAGCGTAAAGAATTTGATGAACTCTCTGACAAAGAGAAATCGGCAATAAAAAGCATATCCACCAAAATATTGAAAAAAAATATCGGAACAAGTGATGCTCCGGAAATTGTAGATGTTGAATATGTGAAGATAGAACTTTATGATAAGATAAAGGCTATTGAGCGTATATGTAAAATGCTTGGGTTTGATGAGCCTACCGAAATAGAGATGAATACCAGCAAACCCATAAGTGTCGAGGATGCAAAGAAACTGATAGAAAGGCTATGATGGACGGTGTACGGTATCTACAAGCATTTTGTATGTCGGGCGTTCTCAATTACACAAAATTTTTCTTTAAAAGTAAAACAGGGCGCAAATTTGTGGTGAGCAGACACCATGAACGCATATGTAATGCGTTGGATGATGTTATTTCCGGAAAAATTCAAAAACTGATAATCAATATTGCACCACGATATGGAAAGACCGAATTAGCCGTAAAGAACTTTATATCATACGGATTGGCACTCAACCCTTCCTCAAAGTTTGTCCATCTCTCATATTCTGACGATTTGGCTCACGATAATTCAGAAGAGATTAGAGACATAGTTAAATCAGAAGAGTATCAACAGCTGTTCCCGTATGTCCAGATAAAGAGAGGAACAGACAGCAAAAAGAAGTGGAGTACCACTGCTGGCGGTGGTGTATATGCGGTGTCAACAGGTGGACAGATAACGGGATTTGGCGCTGGAGAGGTGGACGATATAGATGATAAAGAAACAGAAAAAGAAATAGATAGCATATTAAAGGGGGCAAGGTTTTCCGGCGCCATTGTCATAGACGACCCTATTAAGCCGGAGGATGCTTTGTCTGACGTGAAAAGGGAAAAGGTTAACCAACGCTTTGAAACTACTATCCGTAACCGAGTGAACAGCCGAAATACCCCGATTGTAATAATCATGCAGCGCCTGCATGAGAATGATTTGTGCGGCTATCTTATGAAAACAGAGCCAGGGCAATGGACTGTTCTTTCATTGCCGGTCATAGAAAAAGAAGCGGACGGGAAAGAATTTCCTTTGTGGGAATTTAAACACACATTGGATGAATTGCATAATCTTAATAGAATAAATCCATTCGTCTTTGAAACACAATATATGCAGAACCCTACACCTATAGAAGGTCTTATGTACGGTACATTCAAGACTTATAGGGAAATACCATATACCAACCGTGCCATTCGGAAAAATTATACCGATACCGCAGATACGGGCAGTGACAGATTATGTTCCATAGATTATGTGGATACAGAAATAGGCAACTTTGTTTTAAGCATACTATATACGGACGCTCCTATGGAGGTTACGGAGCCGAAAGTTGCAACCATGCTTGCTAAGGACGGAATAACCGTGGCTAATATCGAAAGCAATAACGGTGGACGTGGTTTTGCCCGAAACGTAGAGCGGCAATCACGCATAATGGGCAATAATGAAACAGAAATAAAATGGTTTCATCAGTCGGGAAATAAGGAAGTTCGAATATTTACCCACTCCGCTGAGGTTATGAATCTTACATATATGCCAGAAGGTTGGGAAGTGCTCTTTCCTGAGTTTTATGCAGAGATAAAATCTTTTAGGAAGTTCGGGAAAAACGCACATGATGATGGGGCAGATGCTCTTACCGGAACCGTAGAAAAACGCGGAGATTTTGAATATGACAGCTATGAGGCTGCGACAGTCGCATTTTCCGGCATTCCAATTGTAGAAATACATCCACTGCTTAATGGGCGTTTTCTGTATGCGAAAGCGTATGTTGTACATGATACAATATATGTGGACGATGCGTATATAGGAGAATTGATTCCCATCAAAGAAATCGCCGCGCTGGTCGCTGGTGCCGATGTAAACATCGAGACTTCGCAGGCAATGCTTCATTATATACGCGATTATAGGGCTGAAATAGGTGATGTGTGGGCAAGGCAAGAAAATACAGGAAAACTTTCTTATATTGAAGCATTTAAGGGGCTAATTCGAGATTTTAAATTCAAGAGGGATAATAAAATGTCCTTATTTATGCGTAATCTAATGGACTATGACGGCAAAGATGTCTATGAAGCAATGTATGTATTGTGTTGTATAGCGGATAGAGTAAAAAGAAAATCAAAAAAATAATCATAAAAATGATGTTTGTTATTTGGAATTAGTCTAAATAATATGTATATTTGCACACGTAGGGTCACTACAAGCGTGTGAAGTTGCACGCAACCGTATTAATGGACTAAAACACTAAATATATGGGAGTGGCCGCATTAATTTGCTGTCACTCCTGCTTTGTATATGGGCATATTTACTAAATTTTGGAAGCCAGAGAATAAAAAGTCTATTCCGATGTATGATAATGTAAATCGGGTAGAAAGAGATGCAGCAGGAAACTACTGGTTTTTGTCCGATTTGTTTGGAAGGCGTTCCAAATGGAAAGTATATTATGACATGACTGACAATTTGGATAAAGCCGGAGCGCTTGTTTCCTGTACGCCTTTCTTCACTGTAGTTGATAAAATCGGTTCTATGATGTCCCGTGGTATTCCTTATGTGGTAGATAAGGATGGAAATGAAAAAAGGACATTTGCCGATATACGTAATATACTCAACGCTCCCAATCCGCTGCAAACATTCTCTTCATTTGTAAAGCAAATTGAAATATGTCTTAAGGTATTCGGCTATTGTCCAATTGTTCTTGTTAGAGCGACAAAAACAAGCACTCCTAAGGCAATGTGGATAATTCCACCTGAGATTTTCCATATGGAAGGAACCGGTAAGGTGTTTCGCCAATACGAACTGAAAAATATTATATCAAGTGTATATATAGACTGTAACGGAACTCGATTAGAGTTGGAGGATTATGAATACCTTGTAATATATGACAGCAATATAGTAATAAATAGCGGTACGACTGCTGATGTCAAATTTGAGTCCGTTTCAGATAGCCTTTCTCAGCCTATATCAAACTGGGTAGCTTCTATGTCTGCAAGCCATACATTGCTTGTAAATGGTGGTCCTAAAGGCGTGCTCTATAATGATTATACTGACCAGATGGGAAATGTTGCCCTTTCCTCGGAAGATGAAAAGGATATAAAGGACAGATTTAAACGTGATTATGGCTTAGTAAACAAGGAATATCCCATTTTGGTGACACGTTACAAATTAGGATGGCTTCCTCTTGATTTTAATGCTGATGAATTAAAACTTCATGAAGAGGATAAGAGGTGTACAGATAAGATTGCCAATGCAATGGGTATAAATGCCAATCTTTTTACGGACGCCAAATACGACAACCTTGAAAGTGCCGGGAAAAAGGCTTATCAGGACGTAATCATTCCCGATAGCCGAAAGATAGCAGAATGTCTTTCAAAAGCCATATGCCCGGAAGGTGTTTTTATTAAGATTGATTTTACAGATGTTGAATGCCTTCAAACCAACAAGGAGACAGAAGCCAATACATTGGTTAAAGTTGCTGATGCCTTACAGAGATTGATAGATAAGTCTTTGATAACACATGATGAAGCACGTATAGAAGTTGCAAGATACATAGATATTGACCCGGATAATCCAAAAGGAGATTTTGATAACAATGCAGCAAGCAGCGCATCTGTTGAAAATAACGTCAATAACAGTAAGGAAAATGGAAACAATGACAAATAAATACAAAGATAAGATGGGGATGCAGTATAAATTGTTCTCCATTAACTCGAAGGATGTCCAATATAGCCCCGAAAGCCGGACTATCAGCGGATACGCTGCTGTATTCGGAAACATGGATAAGGCTCATGATATTCTATTGAAAGGTTGCTTTTCAAAAAGTATCAATGAAAGAGGGCCGCAAAGCCAGGCAAATGACAAAATTATACTCCTTTGGATGCACGACATGTCAGAGCCTTTGGGATTTATTACAGAATTGAAAGAAGATGATAGAGGGCTTTATTTTGAGGCGCGCATTGATGAGATTGAACTTGGAGATAGGGCCATAAAACAACTTGAGTCGGGCACGCTTAATCAATTCTCTATTGGTTATGAGTATGTATGGGAGAATTGCGAATGGGATTACGAAAAAGAAGCCCTGATTGTTAGAGAGGTTAAGCTGTATGAAATATCGGTGGTATCAATTGGCTGTAATGGAGAAACCGAGTATTTGGGGTTGAAGTCAATTGAAGACTACGAAAACGCTTATAAGGATTTAAGCGGTGAAATTTCCTTGTTATGTAAAAATATGAGTACAACCAAGCAACAGCGTTTGCAAAAAATTATAGCCAAAGCAATGTCACTTGCATCTTTTAGGCCGGACGGTGTTATACCTGCTCCACCCAAAGGGATGGAAGCCGGCAGTAATGGCAAAACGGAAGAAAAATCATTATGTAATTTATTAAAACTAAAATCGGTATGAAATTAGGATTTTTAGAACTTATGGACACATCCGGCTTGTCCGAAGAAAACAAGAAGTTTTTTGAATCTTTGGACGAAAAAATGGGAGAAGCCTTTGAAAAACAAGTGAAAGGCTATCTTGCGGATGAAGTGAAATTGGAAGATTTGCGTAAATCCATAAAGGATGCCGCTGATTCCATAAATGACATCAAGGAAAAGGATTTTGCCGGCATTGACAAAAAGACTTTTGAAGAGAAGGTTAATGAATTGGAGAATGCCATTTTACGTGTAAAGGCTTCTACCGAAGTAGGTAAAAACGGGGAAGTAAAGATTAAATCTGTTTATGAGCAGCTACACGAACAGCTCAAGGAGTATATTGCTGCGGACAAGAAGGGCGTTATGTCTCTTGATTTGAAATCGGCTTGTCAGTCGGCTCCCGGCAATAAGTTGGGATTAAATCTTGTGCTGGAAAAGAAAGACGCTGCAACTATTACTTCCGGGTCCCTTGCTCCGCATTACGGACTTGAGGTTGACCCAAATTTATCAGTCAATCCGAGAGCGCAAACCGTCATTAGAAAATATGCAAATGTATCAAGCACAAATAATAGGGCTTTGGTTTATGCGGAATATACAAGCAAGGACGGAGATGCTGCATGGGTTCCTGAAGGTGGGCTAAAGCCTTTGATGGATGCGACATTGACAGAAAAAACAATAACCGCTGCCAAAGTGGCTATTGCTGCTAAATTTACAGAGGAAACGCTGTCGGATTTTCCCAGCTTCGTCAATGAAGTTGAAACGGAAATGGTAAATAAACTTGGAATCAAAGAAGAGCAGGGAATTTTGTCAGGCAATGGCTCTGGTGGAGAAATAAAAGGCGTTGCATCGGATATGCCGGCATTCTCTCTCTCTACTTTCTATGTTGAGAAGCCAAATATGTTTGATGCTCTTGTGGCTGCATATTCGCAAATTGTATCCACCAGCGAAATGGCTTATCGTCCGAACCTTGTACTGATGAACCCATTGGATTACGCGTCCATGCAGTTGGCTAAGGATGCTAACGGTCAATATCTCCGCCCATTCCGATATGGAGATGAATTGATTCAGGGATTGCGTGTAGAAACGACCACAGCAGTAAAACAAGGAGATTTCATCATGGGTGATTTCTCATACTTGAACATTCGTGACTTGTGGGAATTGTCTATTACCTTAGGATGGGAGAATGACGATTTCCGCAAGAATATCGTGACTGTAATCGCAGAGAAGAGGCTGATGTGTTATATCAAGTCGCAATATAAGACCGCATTTGTAAAGGACACATTCTCTACTGTAATAGAAGGTATCACTCAAGAAGCATAAGGAGAATAATTATGGGAAAAGAATATAGAATAAACCTGACTAAGCGTTATAATGTAACATTTGTCAAGGATGGTGTGAAGTATAAAACAGGCGATGAAGTTTCAGTCGGAATGGCTCTTGCGAGCAAGTTTTATGCCGAGGGTAAAATTGAAGCAACAAACGAACTGATTAATGATGCCAGAGCGTTGGGTTGCGAGGAGTTGTTCACTAAACGTAAATCTGCGAAAAAAGATACGGTATGATAATTGACTACGAATCTTTCACCGGGTTGCTGAGTGTCGGGATAAATCCTGACACTGGCGCTCCCTCTATAACAAGAGATGCGGAGTTGGGCAAAATAGAATCATATATTTCCGTATATGAACAGGAATATTTGATTCGTATACTTGGTGAGGATATGTGTAAGGCTTTTACCGATTATCTTAATTCAAAAGAAGATGGCGTTGATGATAAATGGGATAGGCTGCTTGCTATTTTATCAGAAAAATACAGCCCTATTGCTTGCTATATATTTTTCAAGTATATAGCGGACGGTAATTACAGCGTAACAAATGTGGGAACAGTAACCTCTGCCGACGGAGATGCTGTTTCTCCACAAATTTTGCAAATTAGGGCATGGAATGATATGGTAAATATGAACAAGCGTGTTTATAAACTTTTGCAAGGAAAGGAATATGCTGGTGTATGTTTCAATCCATGTATGTTGCGTAAAATAAACTGTATGGGAATATGAAGCCGGTAAATGATATATTTGCGGACATTGTAAAAAAGGTATCGAAAAGATACGGAAGCAATGTGTCGTTTTTATTCGGAGACTGGGCCTACATAAGCAATCAATTAACTTTATGGGGTAAAAGTCCCAAAACAAGTAAATTGAAGTTTCCTATAATATGTCTTTATTCTCCGTTCACGGAAGATAGAAGTTCTGCCGAGACAGAGGTTAGCCTGGAGTTTATTATTATGGTAAACACTTTGAAAGGGTATTCGAATGAAGACCGGCAAAAGACTTCCTTTGAGCAGGTATTGCGACCTATATACAATCTTTTCTTGGATGAAATCAAGAAAAACATAAACATTGTCCGTAGTTACAATGATGTGGTTCCACATTCCTACATTGAAAACTATAGATATGGCAGGGTTGGGGTTGTAGGAGAAGACGGGAAACCATTCAGTGATTTTATTGATGCTATCGAGATGAAAAATGTAAATTTAACCATTAAAGAAGTAAAATGTTATGGCAACAGATTATAGAAAGTGTCCGGGCGTTGCAACTTTTAATACGGGCAGTTCCGTGTGTGTGCTTGACCCCGGTAAAATAAAAGCTATCATACTGACTATTCACGGTCATAAGATACCTACAGAGAAAACAGCGGAAGCCTTTGAAAAGGCTTGCCATGCAGACCGTCCGGGAAGAATATTCCCTATCAAAACGATTGTGGAATATGCACCTTCCGGTGGAGAGGCTCAAACTTCTGCTACGGGATACGGCCCTACTAAAATCACAAGCTATTCAGCTAAAAATGATGTATGGACTTTGCAGGACTACGATGCCAGCTTGAAAGCAAACATCATGGTGGCAAAGAATGTGGCATTTGATGCTTATTTTGTAGATGAGAACAACGTCATTTACGGAATGAATGACGGTACGAAAGATTTGGCGGGCATTCCACTGTCCGGCGTTTATCCGGGCGGTCAGGACTGGGATTCTTCTGGCACAGAAGCCAACTTGACTATCGCAACCATGTTCAAGGATTACGAGAAATATATCAAGAACGCGGATGTGAGAGCCTATGATTTTGATGTCGTTGATGCATTGAAAGGGTTGGTTTATGTTGATTTGGTATCAACGGAAGACAAAAAATACAAACTTATAGAGCACTTCGGGAAGCTGGATATTACGGAGTATTACGGTGAATTACTGGCAAAGAATGCAGAAAACGCGTTGGACGGGGCGACAAGTGCTTCTTATGCTAACGGGGTCATTACTACCGTTGGCGAGGGCCCCGTTACCCTTGCATCTCCCTCTGTATTGCAAGAAGCCGGAATTACAGGTATTGAGGCTTGGACATGATAGTAGAAGGTGTGACATTCAATGAAGAGAGGGTGAGAAATATGAAGAAGAGGGACTTCATAAACACACATAAGAATGTGTTTTTTCTTGACCGACCGCCCGAAGAAAGGGAGAAAACCCTTTCGTCCATCTACGATGATATAGCATCTTCCGGTGCGGCAAGACAGAAAAAAGATGATTGTATATTATGATGGTGGTATCGTTTAATTAGGGGCGTTCATTCGCCCCTAAATTGTCTTGACTATGGCTAACATTATTGAAGCAGAAGAAAATTTCAGACGGTTTGCTACCGGATTTGAACCGATGATACGGGATATTATGGTAAAAAACAGAGAAGAAGTTTCCCAATATATTGTAGAACAACTATGGTCAGGTATTAACGGAAATGATAAACCATTACGCCCTACTTACCTTAATGACCCGTATTTCAATACCAAAGAAGCGGGGTATTGGTATAAGAACGCCAAAGGCTATGCAGCTTTCAAGCAAAGGGTAGCCCCGCTTATGTATTCTTCGCTGATAAACGCTCCTGTAAGTTCAAAAGGGACGCCAAACCTGATAATTACGGGTGAATTTCACGATTCTATTACAGCCGTACCGATAGATAAGGGACTGAGGATTGAAAGTGTGGGGATAAGCTTTAGCGGTGATATAGAAAAGAAATACGGACAGGCGATTTACAAGGTCGGTTCTTATGCAAGAAAGGCATTCATGGAAAGGCATATAAAGCAAGGTATTGCGGATTATTTTAGAAAATTCGGTTTATAATGGGATGTGCGTGTGAAAACAAAAAGAGAATGGCAGATATAGCTAAGATGCGTTCGCTTGCAAGAAAAGCCGCAAAGATGGAGGGGAAAGTATATATCCTTTATGAGAAAGACGGGGTTTTCAATTTTTGCCCGAGAGGCGAAATGTTCAACGGGAAACTGATTGAATATGTTTGGTTCTGATATTAAAAAAAGAACACTGTTTTTTGTATAACCCCCGTAATTTTTCTGCCTTTAAATTGAAAAATATTAAAAACAGAACAAAGGCGGGATAACTCCCGCCTTATACAATCATTTCCTGGTTATTATACTCATGTGTGGGTATTTGGTTTCATGAATTGTCGGCTTCTTGGGCTTTTCTCCTTTGAGTTCTGCAAGTTCCGCCTTGACTTCCTTAAGTTCGTTCAATAAATCCGTATATCCTTCCGTCAATCGGAGGATGTGTTGCATCATTGCTGTGCTGATTTCCATAATAGATGAATATTTGTTTTAGTCGTTATTTCTGCCATCTGCCCGCCAGCCGTATTGCTGACGGGGTATCATAACGTGAACGTTGGTCGAACCTCAACGTGCATCTATGCTTGTTTACGTGGCAATATGTTTTTGGGTATAGTTATAGCTGTACGTCATTACTCCGTACCTGTAAATGTTTATGCTTCAATGCTATTTGATTTTTGCTATTTTCCCATCAGAAGGCTTTCCGCCAAATAGATGGTTAATATAAGCAAGACCTTTTGGTTTGCAAAACACCTTTTGGCATAATATGTCAGGGTGGTTGTCTCTGCGTATTGGCGGCAACAGCGTCATTTCAAAGTAGCCTGCGTCAATATACTTTTGTTTCGGTTCGTTCCTGTCTTTAAAGAACACATCTGCTTCCCTTAGCTTCTTGAAAAGAGTGTTTCTCCCAAAACCGAGGTTGAGAATTTTTGCGGCTTGGCCTATGTCTACTTTGCCCTCTGCTTTGAAAGCTGTTTCGGCAAAGTCGGCTTTGGGCTGGAGCTTGGCGTTCTTTTCTTCAAGCTGCTTTAGCCTTTCTTCTTTTCTTTTGATTGTTTCCTGTGCCACTATGAGTGCACGTGCCATGATTTCTTCGGGAGTGTCGTCCTGTTTGGTTGCGATGTATCCACCGGTCTTGCGGATGGTTTTTAGAATTTCCTTAACTCCTTTCTTAAATTCTTTGGCGATTGGTTTTCGGGATTGAAATAAAGCCTCATACAAACCGTCCTCTGTTAGCAGCCAAACTTCTTGATTTCCACCGGGGGTCGTAATAATGTTACGAACCTTTTCGTCTCTATCTACAAGATTGGTTAGTTTACTTGAATTGCTTGCAGAATATTCTATTATATCTGCAACTTCCTTTGTTAAGAATAATGGGTTTTCAGCGGTTCCGTAAACTGTGAATTGATGTCCAAGCAATTCTGTTTGTTTTAGGACTTGAATAGGATTTGTTGACATAACAAAAAAATGCACCTACTACGAGCTGTCAACAAATCCATAAGATTAATGTCGGAGGCGTTTCCGTATCTCCACTCGGTAGGCGCAATATCTTAATTTTATACGATACTACTTATTAATATGTATTGGCAAAAAAATAACTCTATATGGATAGAGCCATAAGAGTTTACCTCTCTTATGAACTTGTTGACACCGCAAATATAACAACATTTTGTCAATCTGCAAAGGGATTTCGTTATTTAGACAGAGTATAAATTACAAAGGTTTCTATTAAATATATTGCTTAATTGCCATTCTTTGGGGTGAGATTGAAACAAGGACTTTTCCTATTAGATTTGTCAGTGTAATAGGTCTCCACAAAATTGTGGGCAGCTACTCCCTGCTTGAGTAAATTCCTGATGTCTAGCAAGATAGCATCATGTCTTTTACCTGTGACCTCTGCAATTTCAAGAGAGGTCATACCTTTTAAATTTGGAATTAGTTCATTCGTTGTGTCAAGCATATTATAACGAATTATGATAAAAAGAAACCCTCCGTAGGTGTGCTTGACACAACATACGCAGGGCATAGAAGTCGCAGATTGTTTCCTTTCTGCCACCTTAGAGGGTTCCCAATATCTTGTACAAAATTTGTTCGCTTTATTTTGCCCAAGAGTTATTATGTTGTATCAAGCACCGCAAAGATGGCTATTATCTTTGAAATACCAAACCTCTTATTGAAAAATAAATTATTTGGATTACTTTTTTCTTATTTTTGATTGGTCGCCCAAAATATTGTATTATATTTGCTGTACAATATAATACAATGTAATGCAAATAATAATATGGAAGCAGTAGTAAGAAAACAAACTTCGTTCCGCTTGCGTGAGGATTTATTGCAAATCTTGCAGGAACATGCCAAAAAAGCGAACAGGAGTTTGAATAATTTTGTAGAGAGCACTTTAATGGATGCAATGTATTCAGAACCTAATGAAGAGACGGTTGCAGCCATTAAGGAAGCGCGTTCCGGTAAATATGCCGGGGTTATTGATACGACAGATTTTGGCTCATTCAAAACAACAACAGAAAAGGCATGAGCGCAATAGACATTATTCGGGGTATTCTGATATACATGTACGGGCAAGACCACAACCCACCACACCTGCACATTAAAGACGGTGGCAACTGGTTTACTATCACTATCAAAGATAGGATGGTAGAAGGTAAGGGAACAGCAAAGACTATCCGACTGATAAATGAATATATAGACACCCACGAAGCGCAATTACTTGAAATTTGGGAAAAGGCGCAAAACGGTGAGAAAATAGAAAAGATTAAACGCTAAAAATAAAGGTTATGATACTATTAGTAGAATCCGCTGAATATATGGGTAAATACACTCTTTTGTGTACGTTCAACAATGGAGAAAGAAGAAAAGTAGATTTAACGCCACTCCTGAAATATCCGGCTTTCGAGGAACTGAAAGATGAAAGCGAGTTTGAGCGTTACGGGGTTGACGGTACAGTATTTTGGGCAAACGGTGCGGACATTGCTCCTGAATTTCTTTATGAAAATGGGACACCATATAAAGCATAATTATCTTTTGATACAGACGGGGATTGAACTTCTTAGACTTGGAAGCCACTCTGAACTATTTGGGAAAAAGAAGTGATAAGCTATTTATAACCAGTCTAAATTACAAAGATTTCCGTTAAAAATATTGTCAAAATGATTTATTAGGAATTACTTTGCAAACAAAACTTAAAACAAATATCTTTTATGTAACATAAAAAAATCTGATAACATTTAAAGGCTTATGAAAAAACTATTATTTTTGTTTCTGATTTTGCTATCAGTAACATCATGTAAGAGCACTTATTATGAAATAGGATATTCCCTTGATTATAGAGAATATGTCAAAGACCCTAACTTTGTAATTAATCCTACTGAAATTGGGAATAAGGATTTTACTCCCGTAGGTCCAATATATTTGGAGTTTCATTCAGGAAATAAAGTAAAAAAAGAAGATAGAAACTATGTGCATGAAAAAAGAAGCATATCTATTGGAAAATATTATGTCCCTACTTATGAAAGAATGATTTCATCCGCAGTTAATAAAGCCAAAGAGATGGGCGCAAATGGGATTATTTCGTTTAGTATTGAAAAAATAGAAAAGGGTAGGTCTAATTTACCGGTATATATAATCAGTGGAAATGCAGTGATATACTAATTGTATTCTTAAGATTATTTCCAAATAATAAAGCCAGATGTAATGTCTGGCTTTTTCTTTTTCTCTTCCCTTTTATGATTTTCATTTTTGCCTTTCTTATTTAGAAAATTATAAATAATTCAATATCTTTGTATCACCATGTGATGTTGCATGGCACTCAAAATTAGGACTTATGGCAAACGAGTTTGTAATTACCGATGTAGTAAGCGATAAAGCTTTAAATCAACTAACCAGCCTGACTAATAAATTTACGGAAGTTAAAAAAGCATATGCGGAGTTAGGGAAAGAACTGGCTAAATCTTATAGTATTCCGGTTTCTAATTATGACGACTTGACTAATAAGGCAAGATTATTTGAAGAGATTCAAAAAAAGTTAATTACAACAGAGAAAGAACTTGCTAACATCCAAAATGAATATAAGGCTCTTTTAAAAAACATTGCAGAGGAGACCCAAAAAGCCACAAAAGAAGCTTTGGAGCAGGCTAAAGCAAATGATTTAAATGCGCAAGCAGAGTTAAAAGCGGCTAAAGTAGAAACGGAAAGATTAAAGCAGCAAAAGATGCTTAATCAAGAAAAGAAGAAACTTAAAATTACCACGCAAGAAGCTATTGCTTTGACAAATAAAGAGGTTCATTCTATTAATGAGGCAAAAGAGCAAAATAAACTGCTTCGCATTGCAGTTTCCCAAGTTACTGATGCAGAAGATAAAGACAACAAAGTGCGTCAGCAATTAAATAATCAGATAGCTAAGAATACAGAGTATATACGCAGAAATACTGATTCATATACTAAGCAAAAGATGGCTATTGGGGCATATAAGAACGAAATAAAGGCTGCAATAGTCGAATTACAAAACGGAAATAAGACGTTTAAAAATTTAGGAATTGTCGCCAAAGGATATGGAAATATCTTAAGGTCAAATGTAGCAGGCGGACTCAATGAAGTTAGAATTGGGGTAGGTTCTATGGTAAAGGGAATGGTTGGAGCACAAGCTGTTATCAGTGGGTTTCAAAAGCTCATAGGTTTATTTAAGTCAGGTGCTCAATCTATTGTTGATTTTGAAGCTGCAAATAGCAAATTAGCAGCAATTTTAGGTACTACATCTAAAAATATAAAAGACTTGACAACTGATGCTCAACGATTAGGTGCGGCAACTAAATATACAGCATCACAAGCTACTGCCTTACAAATAGAACTGGCTAAATTGGGATTTTCTAAAAATGAAATTCTGCAATCAACGGAGGGTATTTTAAAATTTGCCCAAGCTACTGGCGCAGAGTTGCCAGAAGCAGCAGCTCTTGCAGGTGCTGCACTTAGAATGTTTAATGCAGACACATCAGAAACGGAACGATATGTATCTGCAATGGCTGTTGCTACAACCAAGAGCGCTTTGTCTTTTTCTTATTTGCAAACAGCGATGCCTATTGTGGGTCCAGTGGCAAAAGCTTTCAATTTTCAGATAGAAGATACTTTAGCCTTATTAGGGAAATTGGCAGACTCTGGATTTGATGCGTCTATGGCCGCGACAGCTTTAAGAAATATATTCCTTAATCTTGCTGATAGTAATGGACTATTGGCTAAATCATTAGGTGGAGCGGTAAAAACATTGCCTGAACTTGTGAATGGGTTGAAGAAGTTAAAAGAGCAAGGTGTGGATTTAAATACTACGCTTGAACTCACTGATAAAAGAAGTGTGGCTCAATTCAATACATTGCTTACTAATATTGATGCGCTTATCCCTTTAAGAGAACAGATAACAGGAGTTGAAGAAGAACTTGGGAACATGGCAAATACTATGGGGGATAATGTACAAGGAGCAATTCTTGGATTGTCTTCGGCATGGGAAGCATTTATGTTATCTTTCAAAAAATCCACTGGGCCAGCAAAGAATGTTATTGATTTTTTTGCAAGAGGTATTAGGAATGTAGCTAATCAATTAAAGGACGCCAATCAGCTACAAGATGATTATAACAATAGAGCAGTTGCTATGGCTCAAAATGAAATGGCTAAATCCAATATTCTTGAAAAGAATGCAAGAAACATGCAAAATTTGTATCAAGAATATGTACAATCTGGTATGAAAGCCGATGAAGCCGCCATAAAAGCTAAAGAAGAATACATTGAAACTTTGAAATCAAGACTTGAGTTTGAAAATACTGATTATCAATTAGCTATTGCCAACCGCAATAAATTGGAAGATGAATTAAAAAATAGAGGTTTTTTTACTATTCTAACTTCATGGAAAAGAACAAATAGTGTTATTAAGGAGGAAATTGATGTTGCAACTAAAGCCGCTGCCGGTAAAAAAGCAATATCGTCTATTACAGAATCATTGATAAACCAACTTAATAAAATTGATTTAGCAGGGAGTAACGCGTCCGATGCTGGCAATAATGGAATATTAACGGATAAAGAAAAGAAAGCTTTGGAAAAAGCCGCTAAAGAGCGTATTCGCATTCGTGAAGCTTTACAACAATCCGAACTGGATTTAATGGATGAGGGATTAGAGAAAGAACTTGCTAAAATATCATTGAATTATAACAAGCGAATTGCAGCTATTAGAGGCAGTTCTAAGGAAGAACAAGCAACCAGAGAAAATCTTGCAAAAGCAATGCAAGAAGCTTTGGAAGATAAACAATTATCCTATGGACTTGATAAAGAAAAGTCTCAAATTGAACATAAATTAGACATTGTAAAAAAAGGGAGCGAAGAAGAATATAGATTAAGATTGGAATTGCTCGATAACGAAAGGGAACAAGCTATAAATGCTGCTATAAAAAACGGAGAAGATGTTTTTCTTGTTGATGAGAAGTACAAAAGAAAACGATTAGATTTAGAAGAAAAGTACGCCTCTGAAAAGAATAAGAAAATACAAGAATCTTATTCTTTTCAATCGGTTATTATAAATGCTGCAATGTCTAAAGAATTAGATGAAGCAGCTGCACAATATTCTCAAGGTTTAATAAATAAAGAAGATTATGAAAGGAAGAAGCAGGAAATAACAGAAAAATATGCTATAAAGCAAGCACAATTAGCCATTGATTTAGCCAAAGAACAACTAAATACACCAGGTCTATCGGAAGAAGATAGATTAAAATTGAAAGAAAAGATAGCACAAGCTGAAATTGCCCTTGCAGAAAAGGTTAGGGATGCAAAAATAAACGCAGCCGATGATGCCTCAGAAGCATATAAAAAGAAAATGGATAAAATAGCAGAAGCTATTCAAGCTATATCTGATTTACTGGGAGGATTTGCAGATTTGGGAACTGCTATTTTTGAAAGAAAGATGGAAGAAGTGGAAGCTGAACAAGATGCTAATGATGAAGCATATGATAGAGAAGTCGAAAGAATAGAAAAACTTGAAGAAGATGGTGCAATCTCCACCGAAGAAGCGGAAAATCGTAAACGTGCCGCGAAGGATAAAACAGCAAAGAAAAATGCGGAGCTTGAAAAGAAAAAAGCCGCATTGCAGGAGAAGCAAGCAAAGTTTGACAAGGCTAACAATATTATACAAACGATAATGGCTACATCTTTAGCTATAATGAAAGCATGGACTAATCCATTCGCTGCTCCTGGGATAATCCCATTAATTATAGCACAAGGAGCAGTTAGCTTGGCGACCATAATAGCCCAGCCCATTCCCAAATACGCCAAAGGGACAAAAGACCATCCCGGCGGTTTGGCAATAGTAGGTGATGGCGGCAAGAAAGAGGGTATCGTAACTAATAACGGGCTTTTTATCACTCCTGATAAGCCGACATTGGTAGACCTTCCGGCGCATGCGCAGGTAATCCCTGATTTGTCATATATCTATGACCGTAGAGGACTTACATCGGATTATGGTTTATTGGAACAAAAGCTAAAGAATATGAGAGAAGAGGGGATTGTTGTTAATGTAAACAACGATTACAGCCGACTTGAAAGAAAGATGGAAAGCAATACCAAACAATTGCAGAACATTGGTCGGATTATGAAGAAAGCCAACCATATTGCGGATTACAATTGGATTTCAAGCAGAGTATAAGATATGATATATAATGACTTAAACAAAATATGCCTTTCCCGCTTTATAGACATATTCCTGGGGGATATTGATAAGGTTGTTCAAGGCGGAAGATATAGTATCAGAGAAAAGGCTTTGGCGGCCGAGAAGCTATGCAATGAATACTTATCAATAATAGGGGGAAAGTCTGTTTCCGCCCAAATAAACCGGAAAAATGAAGTGCTGAAAATTCAAATCCGATTAAACTGCCTTGCCATATGTCAGGAACTCATTTCTTCCGGAAACTGGAGTGATGCTGTAGAAGTCATGTCTGCTTTGGGTTATAAATTCAGAGAGGACGAACATGATAAGATAAAGAACCGGATAAGCAGCGTTTCCGCTTCTGACAATTACCGCCTTGCAAAATTGCAGGAAACATCTCCGGATATAGGGAAAATAAAAATGGATAGGGAATATTTTACCAAAGAACGCGTTTCTTTAATGTCTCATGTAAAAATGCACATTGATGAAAACACGTTCTCCGCCAAAGAATATGCCTATATGGTCAGGCGTATGTGTGATGACATAGATGCCATGATACGTTCAACTTCAAAAAAGAAATAGATATGTATTACAGATGTGAACTGTTGATAGGCGGAATGACATATGACGCCACAAATGAGCTTGTTAATTGGGACGATGTAGAGATGTCTTTCAAGAGAGGGGATTATGACGGAGTTGTTCGTAGTTTTTCCACAAAATTTGAGTTTGCCAACGGCGCTTATTCGCTATTGCTGAAAGAATATTTGTCGAATTACCTGAACTCATCCGCAACACTCGTGTTTTATACCCGAAATAACTCATGGCTGTTAAATGAAAAGTTCAGATGCGCTTTGGACTACTCCACATTTTCCTACAATGATACGACGTGCGAAATAAATGCCGTCGACAATAGTCTCGCAAGCTTGATTAAAGCAAAGAAAGGCACGCAGTATGAATATCCGGTAAAAGAAATAAAGGAGTCCCAACCTTTGGATTATGACAGATTGTTGATGAACAGTGATATAAAATGGTCTATACCAAGTGACGCAGAGGAGCCTAATGTTTCCCATGTAATGACTGCTTATCCTAATGCTTATTATACTATTCCTTTTTATATGTTAGGACAACCGGATATTGCGACAAAGGACATTGTAGAGGTTTTTGATACGGCTGAAAACCGATTTGAAAGTACGGAAAGTCTATTCGGAGAATATCTGTTCAAAAATATATCTGACAGGGATTTGACCATACGAATAAAAGTAAAATTCAGTGTATTCATTACGTATCAGAGACCAGGCGTATCCTTCCCGATATATATACGGCTTTCCTCTTATAATGAAAATAGTAAAGAGCTTAAAATATATTATCAATCCGCTACAATTCAAACATTTAATACATACACTGTCGATATTGATGAGAATTTGACAATATCTCCAGGTGAGATGATTAATTTCAATATAGCACTTGCAAAATCTGACCCTATATATCAAAATTTTCCCGTTAATTTTAAATTCAACAGTCTTGACACACCGTTAAATATAAGTTTTTCCGAGCGTGGAAAATCTGTAAAAATAGATTGTATCAGTCCTAAAGTATTGCTTAACCGTTTACTGAGGTCTATAACTGATAAGAACAATGTAACGGGTGAAATCGCCACCGGAGTAGATGAGCGTTTAGACATGGCGATGATAGTTCCGGCAGAAAGCATACGAGGACTTCCCAATGCCAAAATATATACATCTTATACCAAATTCGCCAATTGGATGAGCGCGGAATTTGGGTTTGTCCCTGTAATCGGTGACGAGAAGGTGACATTTGTTCATCGTGATACTTTATTCCAAGATACAGAAATAAAGGACTTGCAGGACAGCACTTCCGATTTGGAATACAATGTGAATGCCGGACTGGTTTATTCGGGGGTAAAAGTCGGGTATGACAAACAGGATTACGACAGTGTAAATGGTCGCGATGAATTCCGCTTTACCAATGAATACACCACCGGCATTACATTGACAGATAACGTATTGGAATTAGTTAGCCCATATAGAGCCGATGCTTATGGTATGGAATTTCTTGCGGAAAAAAGAGGTGAAGATACGACTGATAGCGACAGTGATAATGATATATTCTTTGTTGGAGCATCACTTGACGGAGAAAAATACAAGCTTGTAAGGGATGGATATACAATATCCGGTGTCATATCTCCTTCTACTATGTTCAATGCCATGTATTCCCAAAGGCTTATGATTGAAGCAAACGCAAGGTATATAGGTGCTTTTGCCAACGCGTTGGAGTTTACATCATCTGACGGTAACAGTGATGTGACAATCAATGGAGTTAGCGAAAGGTCGAGTATTGTATTGGGAAACAAACTGTTCACAGTAGGAGAACTTTCCGTCAAGACCGGAGATTTGGAAATACCGTCAGACTTGACGGGTTACATTCGGGTGGAAAAGAACGGGCGTATCTATAAAGGCTACGTAAAAAGTGCAAGCTATAATTATGGACGACCGGAAGCGGTAAAATATTCTTTGATAGTCAAGAGTGTGGATTAATAGATGAGGAGATTTCATATAAGTCTATCAGGCACTCGTTATTTTACAATGTATTATTTGGAATTGGTCTAAATAGTATGTATATTTGCGCATGATGTGTGAAGTTGCACATCACTATAAAAGGACGAAAAGACATGGTAAAAGTTGGTGATGTTTGCCCTCTTTTTTTCTCACCTGTAAAAGATAAGTTTGGGCTTGATATGGACTATATTCAGAAGTTCCACGCTTCTGATAAAATCCATATACAGGTATTCACTAATGCTTCTGAGGAAGTTTCAGCGAGCCTGAACAATCTTGCCGCAGGAAATTCTACACCAATATCACTTTCCACATATAATCATAATGACAATGTAGTGATGTATTACGCCATTCTTCGAGACTTGGAGGATGCCGTATATACGGTTACAATCAACGAAGATACATCAGAACCTTTTATCGTATGCTCCTCTGATGACTTGTTAGAGGAAACTGTGCTTATCCGTTATTCCCATAAAAGCAATAACTCCGCTTTTGATAACATATTTTGGGTAGATGATATTCAGCAAGTATTTAATTTTCGTGTGGAAGCAGGATTTAAACCTGGAGGATATTCCCCTCGAATAGATAATGAGCAATATCGCAACCAAATGCAAGAGATAGAAGAATTATACGCAGTACCTTATGATGTATATAATCTTACAATAGGAAATTCAAACGGTGTCCCTTATTGGTTTGCAAAACACATAAACCGTATTTTATGCCTTTCTATGGTGGAAATTGACGGGACAAGATATGTCCGTTCGGAAAGTTCTGTTCCGGAAATGACGCAAGTTATTGAAGATAGCCAGTTGTTCCATATAAATATGGCTCTTGAATTACAGAATAACGATATTGCAGGTATTGGCGGCTCTCCTGAAGCTGGTTCTTCCGCCTCTTTCCCCGCATTCCTGATAGACCACGCCAAAGATGGAGAGATGTTGCAATTCAGCGCAGAAAAAGCTGCATTTACTAATGTTGATAAGGTTGAGGTATGAAAAAAAGGCTTAGTAAAATATTATGGTTTGGTGATGCTCTTAATGAAAACAATCAGGCAGCTCCCCCTGCTTTATCTCCGAGTGATGAAGAGCATTTACAAGGTCTGAATCTCGGGGAAATATATATATGCGTCGCAGATGCCGACCCAGCACTGTTCATCAGGACTTCCGCCGACCGAATTGTCTACTTTAAGGCTCTTGATATAGAGGCTTTATCCAAGTTCTTTATAAGAAAAGACAGACCGGACGAAGCTGGATTTTTAATAAAGTTCTTAGGCGGATTATTTTCAGACTACATCCAGTCCATGAACTTTTCTTCCGGTGCTCTCGGCGAAGGCTTTGTCATTAAAGTAGACAGCAAGACGGGCGACAGCTATTTGGAAGTAGACCATATGCTGGCACGCAAAAGTGCCACGTTTATTGAGTTGCTGATACAGCGATTACGCCAGGTTGGCGGTCAGATAATACTTTCTCCCGCATCCATGTCATGTTCTAAGGTAGAGGAATACGATACCTTTTACCGCTGTTACTTCGAGAACACAGACGGGGAAAAGACCATTGTTCAGGAATTTGTAATAGGAGACCAAGCCCGCAGCCAGACATTCAACATCAAGCCAGGCGTACATGAGAACGTCTCTAATACCTACTATTGGCGGCTGGTAACAAGCGTAGGTGACAATTACATAGACCTTTCGAAGAGCGACTGTGACACGGGGTCTGCCGCACCACAAGCAGGCGATGACATTGTACAGTTAGGTAACCGGACGGATAAGACCAGACAGAACGCCATCGTATTGGCAGCATACGGGAATGATACTCCAAGCTTCCGTCAATATGCAGGGATTGATTCTTATTCTTTGGCTGGTAAAGAAGTGACAGCTTTCAGTCCTAATGGAAATAAAGTTACTGGTGACTTTATCTTGAAAACGGGTGTGAATATCCTTACCCAGTTCAAGATATTGGAAGATTTGATTTACTCTGAAATCTCCAAAGTGCTTGACGAGGTGCAGGCAAAGGATAATTACCTGTACAATGCGGCATTTGCAAGCAATACGAACGGTTGGGAGACAAAGAACGATGTTCGTTTCTTTACTGTAAACGGAAAGTTCTTATTAGTGAATGGGGAGTTCTATTCCCGTAAGGATGCTATGGCTGCCATCATCAGAGATGGGGATAGAAACGTGCTTCGTATTCTTTCTTCCGGAATTAAACAGTCAAATGCTGATTTAGCCAATAAGCCTACCTATGAGGAAGGGGAAGAACCGAAGAAGTTCTTTATCTCTTTCCGGTATAGGGTAGTTACAGCCGGAACGCTGACAATAGGATTTCCCGGTCAGAACCTGCATTTCACCGAACGTCTTGAACCGGGTGAGAAATACGCAATGAAGGAGTATTCCGGCACATGGGACGGAACGGGTGATTTCGAGTTGAAGTTTACGGGGGATATATACATACATTCGCTGGCATTGACCGATAATGCCTACGAGGATATGATAACAAAGTTCGAGACCCAGCTAAGCCAAACCAATGAAAAGATTGAAGCTGTGGCAAAAAGAACATCCAATCTTGAAAGCAAAAGCGCGGGATGGTTAACCACTGCGGATGGTGTCAAGATTTGGGCTGCTGCGGAGTTTGAAAATGGAGTAAAAGCTTCGTCCTTGTTTAATGTGTCGGCGGAAAGTATAACGTTAAAGTCGCAACATATTAAGTTGGAAGGTATAATTACCGCCAATGGAAATATCAAGATACACGAAGATGGCTCTATCGAATGTCATAATGGCTCTTTTACGGGAGATATAACAGCAGATAGCGGGTATATCGGTGCATTCAAAATAACCGACAGAGGACTTGAAAACGAAAAGGAAAATCCGACTGCGACATTGAGGATAGGCAAGAATGGTGGAAAATTTTTTGAAGTGAATGTCTCTTCCGGGGCAATGTGCGGTATTCGTGGAGATGGGATTACGGCACTTAGTCTGAGTGCCTACGGTGACCATTCAATCGGTGTAAGAGTAATGGCTCAGGCTGGATATGATACTTGTGCGATAGAAGCATTGGGCAATGTAGAATTAAATGCCAGGAGCGGTGAATCGGTAAGAATAAACAGATTGCAGGCTTCCGGATTTGCTGCGGGCGTCCGCAATTTAGGCAGCAGTATGATGTCTGCCCCACCGAGCTATACGGTCAGTGATACCGATGACATTATCATATATGGAGGACCGGATATAAGTTTTGACCCTACTCTATTTCTTCCAAGTTCGGCTGTTACGGGTCGGATTGTATATTTGAAGAACCAATTGAACCGGAATGTTTGGGTAAAAGGAAACCTAATGAATTCCAATAACAGAGGCACAACGAACGCTTCTTCAATCAATCAAATATCCTGCTTTTTCGTTTTTGACGGCAGTTATTGGGTTCATTTTTACTGTGGATAATACTAATAATTATAACTCATGAAAAAGATAAATTTTAAACAATTACTGATTGCTACGGACATTACCCGTAAGCATTGTGAAAATATAGATTGTAGAGAGAATTTTGCGAATGTATTATACCGGAACGGTAACGGTATCGCATCGCATGCACTCGCTTTGAAGATATACAACTCCAATGAAGAGACAGAGTATACCGATGAAGAAGTGTCCCTGATACAAGAGCATGCAAATACTTTTTGCAAACCTTTCTTCATTGACGCGCTCAATCGTGCTATCAACAATCAACCGGAAGAAGCAACCGATAAACAGGAATAATTATGGCTTGGACAGAACAGGATTATCAGGAAATAGTTGCCCGCCTTATGGCTAGCTCCATAGGAGTTAATGAAGTACCGAATGCGGACAAAGCGGATGATGTAACGTCATTACCTGCATTTAAACCTTCAGGAAACGACAGTAAATCTTCTGTAGTCAATTATCCTTTAGAATTTTTGAAAGGAGAACAAGGCGAGCCAGGTATACAGGGAGAACCTGGGAAATCATTTAAGGTAGCCGGCGAATACGCCACCCTTGAAGCCTTGAAATCCGCCGTTCCTGATGGTTCGGCAGTTGACGGGTTCATGGCCGTAGGTACGGAAGTTCCTTATGATTACTACGCATGGGTGAACGGTGAATGGATAAGCCAGGGGAAGATAGGCGGCATAGATGAAGCGCCAACTGATGGAAAGGCATACGGTCGTAAGAATGGGGATTGGGCGGAAGTTCCTGCAAAATCTGACGTCCTCACCAAAACCAACAGTGAAAGTTTCACCCCTACGGGCGATTACCAGCCTGCAACGAAGAAGTATGTGGATGATAAACACATTTTGCTTACGATTACAAATGAAGCTCACCAACAGTTAACTTCAAATCAAGAAGTTAAAGCAGGAGAAGCCGAATCAAAAATAAATCTTGTATTTGGAAGCATTGATAATTTTAAAAATATTATACATAGATTATTAAGTGATAATATTTTATTCCTAAAAATTACAGAAAAAGAAATCTTTAAAGTAAGTACGAGTCACACATATTGCAATCCCAATAATGGAGCTTATGAACTTTCGTTTATTTATACTTATACTTCTATTGCCGATGCAAATAATATTAGCTTAGTTACAAAAAGAATTTTTATTGCATTGAATTCAAATGCTACAAATTTTTTCGTAGTAAAAGATATACTCGTTTCCGACAACCTCACCACCCTCACCAAGAAAACCGCTGCCGAGTACGAGGCTATTGGCTCTAAGGATGACAATACAGCATATTGTGTAACCGATTAAAGGATAATGATTATGTTAAAAATAGGAGAATTGACCTCAGGGCTATTTGCTGGAGATAAGCTGATTGCGGGCAAAGAATTTGATATTAAACAACTTGTTGATAATATTACATTTGCAGATGATTTAGTACATGAAGAATTTAATACACAATTTGTTCTTATTTGCAATCTTAGTAGTATCCCTATTTATTTATATCGAGATTCAGTAAGAACTGAGATAAAAAAACAACATATCGAATGGTATTCATTTAGAGCACCTACTGCTATTAGTCTTTTTAATGAAGATAATACTCCAATAAGAGCTATTACACAAAAGGAGTCTATATCCAATAATTTTGTTACAGAAATAACTGATTCTGTCGTTAATAATAGCGATAGTGTATTTGATATTGCAGATAGTACAGGGATTTTCGGTTTGGGTTGTGTTCTAATGAATGCGTAAAACAATAATATTAATAAAATAACAAAGTGTTTACTTTTTTGATTATGAGAGTAAAAGTATTTTATGAAAACTGGTTTGCCAAACTCATCCTCTTTGGCGACTACACAACAATCATGCTCTTCGGCTTCATCCTTACGAAACTGAAAGAGTTGTCCGAAGCGACCATACGCCATGAACGTACACATCAGAAACAGTTCTTCGAGTGTATGGAGATAGCGGCTATCCCGTCCGTATTATTGTCATTCCATGTCAGTGCGTGGTGGTTGCTCCTTATCCCGCTATTCTACTACATTCTTTATTTGGCAGAATGGTTTGTGAGCTTCGTGTACCACTTGTTTACAGACAGCAAGATTGGGGACGGCAAGGTCAATAAAAACGCTTACCGTGCGAGCGCATTTGAGATGGAAGCCAAACTCAACCAGGATAATCCGAACTATCTGAAAGAACGTAAATGGGGTGCATGGTTCCGCTATTACGGTAAGATATGAAAATCCCGTCCTACTCTCACGAGCAAAACGGAATGACAGTAGTTCGCTTATTTGATAAGAGACACAAAGATAGGAATAATTGACAAATAACGATAAGATGAAGAATAACATTATTACCCAAAGCATACCGGGTGGTTTCTCGGTAATAGCAAGCAGTTTTATTGCGCAGTCATTGGAACACATGATACCGTGGCTAATAGTAACATTTTCAGTCGTTGTATGCGATTTGATGTTCGGGATAAGGAAATGCCTGCTATTGGGTGAAGAATTTCGGTTTTCAAGTGCTGTGCGCCGTACTATGGGTAAAATGGTAACATACTTTGCCTTTGTTTGTATGGTGGTGATGATAAACATTGCTTCCGGCAATAAATGGAATATTGATGTGTATTCATGCTTGTTTGTCTGCTTCATAGAGTTCTGCTCTATCATAAGCAATATCTTAAAGCCAAAGGGATATAATTTCAATTTACTGAAAGCGTTGGGATTATTCGGAAAGAAAGTGCTCGATGTAGAGAAAGAAGATATGAATGAAATAATAACTAAAGATAAGGAGTAACAAAATGAAAAAGAAACTGATTATCGCAGCGATTGTTATCGCTATCATCGTGGGAGTTATGCTTTACATGCACTACACTCCGTTTTGGGTGAACTTGACTACTGTTGTATCATTCGGTGTCGGCGTTGTCGCCGGATGGGTGGCTCGTGTGGTTTATGACAAATATTTCAAGGAGGACGTGCAGAATGAAAATATTGATTGACAACGGACACGGAAGTAACACTCCGGGCAAGTGTTCACCGGACGGAAGATTGAAAGAATATGCGTATGCCCGTGAGATTGCCACACGTTTGGAAGCGGAATTGCGCAAACAAAGCGTTGATGCCGAACGTATCGTCAAAGAGGAAATAGACGTTCCCTTATCGGAGCGTTGCCGCAGGGCAAACGAATACAAGGCAAGTGAAGTAATTCTCGTATCCATCCACTGTAATGCAGCGGGAAGCGGCTCTGAATGGATGCAGGCGCGTGGTTGGGAAGCGTGGACTTCGGCAGGTCAGACGAAAGCCGATAAATTAGCTGATAGCTTATATGCGGCAGCCGGACGACTTTTGCCAGGTATGAAGATACGCAAGGATATGACGGATGGCGACCCTGATAAGGAAAGCGGATTCTACATCTTGAAGCACACGAAGTGCCCGGCAGTCCTTACAGAGAACCTATTCCAAGACAATAAGGAAGATGTTGGCTTCTTATTATCGGAAGAGGGGAAGCGGGCAATAGTGGACTTGCATGTGCAGGGAATTGTGAACTATTTGAATAACTCTAAAAAGTAAACATCATGGCAGCAGAAGTTTTATCATTTCAACAAGAAGAAGGCAAAACAGCGTATTACGCAACGTTTGTCAGTGACGGCAATCCCGTTACCATACAGATAAAGAACAAGGGCGGAATGGTGACTGTATTTGCCAATATTGAAGGCATGAATCCTATCCCGCTTTCCCCAAATGCCAATCAAGCCTTAGGGGCTCCCAATGTGATATTTCGTCTTATTGGCATAGCGGCAGGTATGGAAATTACAATAAGAAGTGCTACGAAAGTGTCAGAAGCCAAAATGATTAAAGAGGGATAGCCTATGAAACCAATCACTACCCCTCACATCAGCATTCCTATAATCGGCATTCCCGTAATCAGCATACTTACCATAGGGTTTCCCGGTGCTGGCGGGAATAAGCCGCATCCATTTCCTGACGGAGGGGCTTTATTATTAGCCAATGACGCTCCATTGTTGTTGACTAACGGAAAGCCGATATTGCTTACAAGTAAAAATAAATAGTAGTATGGAAGAGAAAACAGAAAAAGGACAACAAATTGGACAACTCCCCAAAAGAGACGTTTTGACGGGTAATGAGCAGTTTCCATTTCAAGAAGGCAGGGAAAATGGTTCTACTACTCCTAACACCCTAAAGAGTTTTATCGGTTCCGGTCTTGCGGACGACGAGGACCTTGTGTCTGTAGACAAAGGGGAAAACTTAAGTGTTTTAAAATTTGCCGACCGCCCTTTTAGTCCTGACAGATTCAGCGGCAAGGGGTATAAAATATTGCGCAGGAATATTATAGACGGTAAAAATATACTTACGCAGGAAATGATAAATCAGCCTGATACTATATACGAAATCAGGTATGATTTTGATTTGGATGGCGCTGAGATAAGCATTCCTGAAGGGTGTATTCTAAAATTTAATGGGGGCGTTTTTTTAAATGCGTTGAATATCAAAGGGGATGTAGAAAACAAATACTTAATGCCGGAATGGTTTGGCGCGTCCAACGACGGTAAAACAGACAGCTCTGATGCATTTAATGCAATCGTGCGGATATGTCGCAGTATAAGATGTTCCAATAAGAAGACTTATCTGTTTACCAAAGACATAGATGCAAAGATTTTGAATGAATTGTCGATTGACATGAATATGTCTTCTTTCATAGATTTCCATATTGTCATAAACATGAATGATGGAATAAATGATTGGAGAACGGCATACTCTTCTATCGGGCTTTCAATCAAAGAAGGTTTTATCATGTCTAAAGGCAGCGATACGAAATACCGTAATTGGCAAATTCCTGTCATAATCAGTGGGGCTCCTGTACGTTTGGACAATATTAGTATAAGGCGGGCTCCTTATATACTGGCATTGGCTGATAGATATATTGATGTTATGCGTTGGCATAATGTCATTTATTATTCATGGGAGGACACCTATTCAGATGTAACATACCGGCTTGATGCTATAAATGTGGTGTTAAGGGATGGTACTATATCCAAAATGAATGAGGGACAGGAGTTAGCGGGAGATGCTTGGATATTTAATTCGGTAAATGAATTCAGAGGATATAACGAAAAAAGGACTTTTGATTATAAGTTAGGTACATTCAGAGGAGGACTGTATACTAACTTCATTAATTGCATACAAAGCAATATAGCATTAACTCAAAAAATCAAAGCTAATTTTACCGGCTGTCACTGGGAAGCCAGCGGAGTTACAATTGAAGGTAGTGGAGGTTTCATTCAAGCCAACTTTATAGGCTGCTATTTTTATATGAATAGCAGGATATTAAGTGAAAATCAAGGTGTAACATATATTGGTTGTTATTTTAGAGGGTTATGGGATAAAGCCGGAGATATGACAATGCCTGAGTTTTTGAATAATACTGATATTGTGGATATGAATTGCGTGTTTTTCAACTGTAGGATAGGGGGGACATTGGTTGATACAAATTGGTACAAAGCCTGTTATTATAATTATAATAGAACGACTTCATTAGGAATGCGTCAGTATGTTATGGACGCTTTTAACAGAGGAAATATTGAATTAAGGGATATCGGTAATATTATTAATAATAGGGGAAATGGAAGTTATAAATATACAATATATCTGTTGTGTGGAGAAAATATACCTATTGCCAAACGTGTTCTTAATATAGATATTACCGATAGTGATAAAGAGAAAACGCCATATTTCTATATAAACCCAGGTAAGAACTATGGGTTTGAGATATACAGAGAGTCACCTAACGGGAAAAAAGAAGTTGTTGTTGGATTCAGTTCGGTTAATGACGTTGAAACCTTATCGTTTCAGGATTTTTCAGACTGTGCGCTAATCGGTGAACATGATTCTACCTGGTCAAGTATGAAGACATCGGTATTGCTGTGGAAACCAGTAAAGGACGACATACCGGACAAAACTTTATACCCGCATTTTTTTTACAATCAGGGAGTCTTGATGTCAACGAATGGGAATTTAAAAAGTCCGCTTACTGATTTTCTCGCAATTCCATATTTAAATGTAGGAGTTACTTCACAACGTCCTGGCAATGCAGATAATGGTTTTCAATTTTTTGATGTGACCCTGCGTAAACCTATATGGTGGAACGGTTCTTCATGGGTAGATGCCAGTGGTTCTACAGTGTAGTGTTTTACTAATTATTTATGGTATGAAAAATAACATCTTAGGTGCGGTGGTCTATCTATCCACCGCCATAGTATTCGGTGGCAGCACTGCACTGCTGATGCTCTTTATCAAGGAGAACAGCGACCGTTGCCACTACTATAACGGTAAGTGGAACAAAGCAGACTTGCTGTATGGAGTTGCCGCAATATGTGCAGGCATGGTTGTTAATCATTATCTGTTGAAGTTATGAAGAAGTTAGTGTATATAGTATTTCTTGCGTTGACGGTGTATTCCTGTAGGACGAGGACTGTTTATATGCCGGTTGAGACAAAGGTTCTTGACAGTGTGGTTTTCCATGATACTACATTTCAAGAGAAGCTGATACCGTACAAGGACAGCGTATCTGTTGCCGATACAACGTCATTCCTTCGCAATCCGTATGCCTACAGCTATGCTTCATTTAGCAACGGGATATTGAACCATTCATTGGGCATTTATCCTCATGCTACGGTAACGGTCAAAATGCCGTATTTTATCGAAAAGATAAGAAGGATTGAAGTGCCCAAACCTTATCCGGTAGAGAGGGAACTGTCATGGTGGGAAAAGTTTAAAATCAATTACGGTGGTGCCAGCATTTCGATAAATCTGACATGTGTTTTATTCGTAATTGTTTGGCTCACCATAAAGATAAGAAAGAAATTAACGATGTAGAAGTTGGCTTGTAGCTGACACTCTTTCGGGGCTTAGAGTAAAAAGAAAGCCCCCAACGTTCAAATAATTATTGCCACATAAAAATTTGAAAAAAGCATAAGACACCGCACGTTGGAGGCTTTAATATCTTCAACACGGTATCTTATGCTTTGTTCGTATATAATCAAATATTTTATGTGGCAGGGCAAAGATAAATATAAAATTCAGAAAAACTATGTGTAAGTCAGAAATCTTTGCCGAAACAATCAATCTCGTGGCGCAGGAGACCGAAATACCCGCCAGCCGAATACTATCTTCGGATAAGGATACGGAAACCGTAGACGCCCGCTATTTGCTTGTACAGTTGCTTGTCGAAAGGGGAATGTATCCTTCGCAGATAGCTCCTAAAATCCACAAAACCAAACGCGCGATAAACTACATGATTTCCAATTTTCAAGAACGTATGGAAGGCGGGAAAATGTTGAGAATATATTGGGAAAACATTAGGAAAGCGTTGGGAAACAACTGATTTTATGGCAGTATCGGTATTTATACTTTTGTGATGCGGTTGATTTTGACCGTAATACAAAATATAAATCTCTATGGAAAGAACGTATGTCTTCAATCAAGACGGGAACAACGGAAATGGTGGCGGAAGCAAATTCGACATCATGGCTATGTTGCCCAACTTGATGGGAAGCAAGGGTGTAGACCCCGGACTTCTCGCTTTACTGAACCAGGGACGTGGCAGCCAAGACCAATGGGGCGGCTCGTGGTGGTTCATCTGGATTATCCTTTTGTGGTTCTGTTGGGGCGGCAACGGCTTTGGCAACCGCTTTGGCAATGGTGGAGGTCTGCCTGCCGAGCTTAACGGTGATGTCGGTCGTGAATACCTGATGTCAGCCATTCAGGGCAATGGCAATGCCATCAACCAGCTTGCTTCTTCTTTGAACTGCTCTACCCAACAGTTACAGAGCGCCCTGTGCAACATCCAGGGACTTATCGCCAATGTAGGAAATCAGGTGGGCATGTCAAGCCAGCAAATCATCAACGCATTCCAGTCCGGAAATCAGGCTGTTCTTACTCAGATTGCAGATTGTTGCTGCAAGACTCAGAACGCCATTACCACAATGGGCTATGAGAACCAGCTTGCGATGTGCAATCAGACCAACGCGATTGTCAACACAGCCAATCAGAATGCCCTTTCATTGCGTGACGGTGCGACCGCCAATACCAATGCTATCCTTGCGAAGCTGGACGCTATGCAGAACCAGGCATTGCAGGACAAGATTGCGGCTCTTACAGCAGAAAAAGCCACTTTGACTGCTGAAATCTCCCAACGTAACCAGAATGCTACTATCCTGAATTCAGTAGGACAACAGATTGCTCCTTTGGCAGCAGGCTTGCAGGCATTGCAGTCCGATGTCGATGGAATAAAATGCAAGATGCCTAACACTGTTCCGGTTGTTTACCCTAATATTCAAGCCATCAACACAGATTGTTTCCGTGCTGCGGCTTTCGGTGCTTACGCCGGTGATGCAATGTATGGACGTGGCGGTTGTGGTTGTAACAACTACTGGGGTTAATTCCGGTAAGAAAGGGGGTAATTATGTGGCCTAACTTTTTTACAGGATTTCCTTTCTTGTTTCCTACTATTGGAAGGGCTAATTTCAATACCCTTCCTACAGTAGCCGTAACGGTCGGCACGGAGAACGTGACTTTGGAACTTCCTAACCATGCGTTCCGTAACAGAAGCTATGTAGGCGGTTTCTATGTCAGTCTCCGCCAGGCGATACCAGCCGGCACGACTGCTACACTCCCGATACTGATAGGGACTAACGGGGATACAAGACCGTTGCTGGCTTACAACAATGAGCCGGTAACTGTCGGCAACCTTGCCGGAACGGGTATCTACGAAATCCACTATAACAAGTACACCAACGAACTGTTCCTTGTTAACGGTGGGTATCGTCCGACAACCGCATCGGCACCGACTCCGACAGCAGAAGCAACCGCTCAAAAGAGCAAGTAGTTAACATGGGGCTTTGTGGTTGTTTCCAAAATGGGAATAGCCACACCCCTTTAAAATCAAACCAATATGTTTCAATCACTTCGTACCAATAACCAGTTGTATATACTTCATAAGGATGCTAACCCGTTTATCGAATACGGTCCGGTAGTCAGCGTTTCCGCTCCCAAGCCGAAATATCCTATGGCACCCCCTATGGGACAGTTGCCCCAAATGGAAATGGTTGTGGATGTCGTTGTCTGTATCAACGGGCAGAACACTACTTTCCAAAATCTACCTGCCGGCATGGATATAGCCGACTTTGGACAGAACGGTAATATCGTAGTGTCATGTTCTCGTGATGCGATGAACAACGAGGTCGCTTCTATGAAACAGAAAAGCATAGACATTATCAACAGCATGGACTTCCACAATTCCGTCATTGCGGGATGTGATAAGATGCTGACGCTCTTGAACCCCGAATTTGCAGAGAAACAACGTCAGGAACAGGAAATATCCTCTCTGAAAGGGCAAATGGCAGAAATGAGCAAGAACATGTCCGACCTTATGGAATTGAACAAACGGCTTATGGAACAGCTCGGAGTGGCTGAAACATCTAAAACAAAGAAATAATATGGGAATGTGGGAAATATTGGAAGAAGGGCGCGGAGAATATGACCGTGACTTCGGTATGAGAGGCGGTAATCCTATGGAAGAAGCCTATAGAGAGGGTTGCCGTCATGGTTACGAGAGAGCCATGCGTGAGATGCAGGGCGGTGAAATGGGCTATCGTAACAGCGGTGGTTCACGCGGTGGAAGCTATAGCGGCGGCTTAGATATGGGCGAACGCCGTATGCCGGGTTACTTCCCGGAATATCCGGTTTACAACGAACGCCGCGATTCACAGCCTTACGGTGATGATATGGGCGAACGCAGACGCAGACGCGCCAACGGAGAGTTCATGTAATGGAGAGGGGATTATTCCCCTCTTTTGCCAATCACTTAAAATCAGGAAAATATGAAACAAAGATTAGATACATACGACAGAATACCGCCTGCAATGGCTGACTATCTCAGCCAGTACGGATGGCATTTCAGCAAGAAGATGTGCCTATGGGCTGTTTCCCGCATGAAGATGGAAAATAAATCTACGGGTAAAGAAGAAAAGCTGGAGCCAATCAGCAAAGAGCAGGTAGAGGAGCTTCTGAAAAAGTACAGTGTAAACCTGGAGAAGGATGCAGGGTACGACAGTGTTTACGTGGCAAACATGGCGAAGTCGGATTACTACAAAAGTTCTATCACTGACGAAGCCCATCTCGCATTGTTCATTAAGGATTACATAGATGATGTGGACGCTTACAATGGAATGCCTTTCACTCGGTTCTATGCCGACTGCATAGGCTCCGGCAATCCTATCATGTGGGAACAGATGATGTAGCCTATGATAATACAGGAATTTTACATACCGGATTATGATTGGGAAGTAAGGGTATATTATGCGGTGGACTGCTATTATACCGACCGTATCATCGCCGACCTTCAGCGGGTTGGATGCAGGGGGCTGGATTTGGTGAATGCCTATAAGAACATGCGCTCCTGCAATCTGAATACGGGTATCACTTACTCCAATATCCGAAACAGGCAAACCGTAATGGTTATAGCCCTTACTTCTTCCCCGGCAGAGTTTCAAAACTCTTTCGACCATGAAAAGGGGCATCTATGCCGGCATATCTCACGGGCGTTCGGCATCGACCCATACGGGGAAGAGGCGCAGTACCTTAGCGGATATGTGGGACAGAAGATGTTCCCGGTAGCGAAGAAATTTTTGTGTGAACATTGCAGACGTAGCTTATGTGGAAAATAG